CAACTGCTGCTGCAACACATTCGTACTCTGCTGACCTCTGTATTGCATAAACGCACTAGCCGCACCAGCAGCACCACTAAACAACGCAGGGATTGCCGCAGCCAAAAACGCAGTCATGGCAACACCTCCTAAAAATGATCAACAAGACCCGGGACACTATACACCGGTAGCGGCCGCGCACAAATATACCGAAAATACGCATCAAAATAAAAATGCGGCTCCGACGGCACCGCTATCGCACGATCCACTTCTGCCTGCAAATCATTCTCAATAAAACTAGTGTTCAACGTTGGCAACGCAGCAAAATCCTCCGACAAATGCCACGGATCCAACGACGTACCAGAACTCGGATTACTTCGCATCAACCCAGTAATACGAGAAGGCTTATACCGATACTCCGCATAACGCTCCTGATACCCAAACACATCATCATCAGCAGACGTACCTTGAGTGTAAATTTCCTTATTCAACACTGCTTGCTCACCCAAGTGCGCAAACTCCGGATAATAAAAATCATACCTCGTAGAACGAGACCAAAAACGTTCCATTCCCTGCTGATACGTCAAATCGCAAGACACCTCGATCAAACCTATTACCACACCATGTTCCGTAAACGACTTCACGAACCCGTGATTATTCGCTACCATCGTACCAATTCCCGCAAGATTACCTTGCGGCGTACCAGCAGCACCAGCACCATCCGTCGACGGACCAGTCTGAGCAGTAGCACCAACTTGAATCATCGCACGTCCACCACCGAGATACTCAGGACGCTGTAACACATTCATCTGGGGGTCTTCGACTCCCCAATGAGCCATCAGAGTCTCTGGATAACGCGTCCCAGAACGAGCATCACGTTCCAACAACTTCTGAATCTGCACAGCCTCACGAAACTCATTAACCGTCGGCGGCACCACACTCAAACCATCACGGTACATCAAATCCTCACCTGACGTCGGCGTTCCAGACACAGCATTCCACTGCAAATCCGCAGGATCCGAACTCGTCTTAGGTTCAACCGGACCATACGCACCTGACGCATTACCTTCAAACACCATATATCCAATACCACCAGATTCTACCGACCCAAACGGCACATCAACCGCCGTACCTTTCTGCTGCCACGGCAAACACGACGTAAAATAATCGTGTCTCTTGTGTCTGAACTGAGTCACACAACCGCCGGCCGGCGGCACATCCGGACCATCGCCCCACGTGGGCGATACGCCTAACGCACCAACTTCATTCCTTGACGAATACAAATTCTGGTCTCTAAACCAATCATTGAAAATCCTATAATATGCCCTAATTGGCAAACAACTATGAGACCACGCCGGGCTTCCAATTCCAACACCAACCGGCAAACCAAAATAATCTTCCAAACTACCCGTATTATAACCAGCCACAGGGACCGTACTAATCGGCACCGTATACGCAATACTATCTCCGGGATCCTCTTGCTCGCCCATGAACTTCACCCAATTCGTCCAAATCAACCGAAACGGCACAAAAAAGAAAAAACTATTCATATACATATTATCCATAATCGGATGAATCGGAGTATTCAACCGAGCAAACGCAGTCATCTTGCAATTCAAAGTATCTCCCGGAATCACTTCATCAACAAACACCGGAATCATCTTACCTTGGTCAAACGTCGTCTTATAACCATGACTTCTATCAAACACACTTCTAGGAATATTCGCTTGCGGTGTCTTAGCAAAACGACCACCTGCACGCATAATTGACGGCATCTTCATCTACTCACTCTCCATTTCTAACGTATTCACACCATGTATCAAATGCACAGGCTCTTCACCAAACAAACCACCAACATCTTCATCAAACGCACCAACACGATACAAATGATAATCCGTAGGATGCTGACCATATTGATTCTTAGGGTCTTTACAAGCATCCGCAAAAGCCCGAATCGCAGCAGCATCACTCCGCTGAAAAATCGGCGTACTCCACGCACCTGCTTTGACATCATTGATACTAAAAGCCTTGAACACTGTCATATTCATCCTCCTCAATCGTAAAGGGCAACCGCAGCCTCCACACACTTTTGTCGAGCCAACAATCTTGACGAACGTTGCTCATCCGGATTAACTCTCGCCTTCCGGACCGCTTTAATCTTCGCCATCGCTTCTGCGTACAAATCTTCATTCAAACCGTCGTAATAACGAGGAACAGCAACTTCCTTACCATTACAAATCACACTGTCATTATCCAACACTTCACGGCCAAACTCTAACCACCATTCATAACCAATACCTTTACCGTGTCTACCACCACGCGACATATGTATGAACGGAGGCTCCAAATCAACCGTCCAAAACAATTCCTCTTCATCCAAATCCTTCTTCGTGATATACTTCGCAACATACGCTACACCATCAAAACTAAACTCACCTATCTCCGTAAGACCTTTCTTCCAAGTCTTATCAAGTATTTCAGAATTCCACGACCGGAAACCATTTCTTTCCGGACCTCTAACCTTATCAGGAAAACCAAAACCAAACAACAGAACGTGATAATGAGGGCGCTCAAACCTTCCACCGTACTCACCACACGCAAAAAACTTGACACGTTTTCCATCAGTATAATGCCTCAACCTTTTCAGAAAATCACTCAGATCCCTCTTCCGTAACGTCGGCACACCATCACCATTTCTCGGCAAATGCTCATTATCATACGTTAAACAGAACAAGCTATTCTCTAAATGCATATCGGCTTCATGCTGACAACGTAAAGCCCACTCACGCTTCTTACGCAAACGGCACTCCATACAACGACCACAAGGAATAGTCACAGGTTTAGTCACATCCGCTTTAGCAATGTCAAACACAATTGCATATTTACCAGTAGACGACTCCTCAACTCCACGCCATCCATCAATTGGCGACGTACACATTACAACCTAATTCCACCTCGCATCATATGATTCTTCAACTTATTGCGAGGATGCATACGATTCAGACCAGCAGTCTTATTAAACAACTTACGACTCTTCTTATACCGCATATTCGAACGCCTAGCCATAACACACCTCCATTAAAAGGAATTTTGATTACCCTGCCCGACAAGCGGGCAGGTACAACTAACCCTATCCAAAGGAAACGCACTAAACATGCCACAACTCACCAAATCCGTTGAAACTTTTCTCGGATTTTTACGTATATGATTATAGAAAGGAGATAAACGGATGCGCGATCCCATACAAGAATGGATCGACCAAACAAAATCCCACATAGACCGCTGCAACATCCTATTAACCAGAATCAAAACCATTATCACCCTCATGGAGAAAACACACAATGACGCTCCAAGCAGACACCAAGGTCATACTCAAAGCTATCGACCGACTCGAGAAAACGAAAGTGCGGCAGGAAGAGGCCCTGGCCACCACGATCGACCAGCTAAACCTCTTCAAAGAGCTGATGACCAGCTCCACCACTAGCCAGCCCAACAAGAAGTAGGACTGTCAGTCAACACACCTACAACAAGGGATCGGTGTGTCTGGACGGCAAAGGGGGCTTCACAGCCCCCTTCTTCCGTCCCTTCCGAAATCAATCCTACGACCCCGGCTCCGCCGGCGTAACGAGCTCCTCTCGAGCTGGCTCCTCCTGAGGAGCCACATTCGGAACATCTTCATCGCTTTTAGCGATGATACCCATCTCCTCTAATTCCGCAAGATTACTCGCATCAGAAACAAAATCAAGAAATTCCGCCGGATCGTTCTTAAACTTCAGCCTCACATCAGGAGGCAAATGCAAGAAATAATCGTTCGCAGCTTCCACTCTGTTCAAAGCATCACGATAATCTCCAACACTACTAACATCTGCAAAGAACCCGCTTCGCGTCGCCGGCGGCAATACACCTGTTTTCTGATACTTCGCCATAATCACATTAATATCAGCATACTTAGCTTCAGACTGCCGGGTCTGAGATTTACCAAAATACTTCGCGTCCTTCTTAGTCCGCGCAATACGCACCGCATCCGCGTGCGTCAGAGGTCCATTCATACTCATGACAACTCCTTTTCAATTAAACTTCCGCATCACAGCACGGCCAATTAGCCGCGGTAACAACCTTATAATCTCTTTCACGCCTTGCGCACCAGCACGACCACCAGACGTTTCCAAATTCTCCAACAACCACTTCGATATGGCATTATTCAACTGGATATTCGGCACACCAGAACCAACCGCACGAGCCGTCGCATACTGCGACTCCACATTACCGCGCACCGCCTGATACTGCATCCGCGTCAGCGCTTCAATCAACGACATACTACCGTCCTGTCCTCTTGTAATCAAATGCTTCAAATACGGCGGAATCTCCGTACTACCTTTCAACACCTTCTTCCTTTCACCTGCTTCCCAAGCCGCAATAGCAGCACTCTTCGCTTCAGCACTAGCCTTTCGAACATCAGCACTCATCTTCGCCATAGCCAACGCACTAGCAGCCTTTTCACCTAAATTCAAACCAGCAGCAGGATTCGCCACCGTAGCCATCGCACCACCAGGACTACTCGCATCATACCTTCCTGCTAGAATCGGATTGATACCAGCAGCAGCAAGATCAGCCATTCTCCGCTGAACAGCAGTATTCGACATTCTCTCCTGGAACGCCATCTGTTCTCTCGCCAACTGCTGCTGCAACACATTCGTACTCTGCTG